CTTCACGCGTTACTGTTGTTTCCAAATCTTCCATCTTGCACCAAAACTCACGCTTATCCCTAGCCAATAACGCTATTTCATGAAAATTGGCTTGCGTTAATTTGTCGGCTTGTTTCAGTCCAACTGCAAAACCATCAAGATCGAAGTTCCATGATAAGTAGCCCGCTAAACTTTGGTCGTAACCGCCATCTAATTTATTCCGTATGCTTATGGATTCGATATCCATTCCGAAACCATTTGATACACCACAAACTATAGGGCGGTAATACATGCCCCTTTCAGCCGTTAAAGGTGTTACGGTATCTATATGGATAAGGTACGGTGATCCGTTTAATACGTTCATAGCGTAAAGATAATAAATTACTTAGTAGATTGTATAAGCAAGTCGCAACTATTCAAAGTACATGTTCCTAAAGTTATCAAACTGTTAGATAATTGTATTTCCATGTATAGCCCGTTAGTCCTTATTATATCGTTTACATACAATGGTAAAGGCGATACATTATGATTTACGCCTCCCGCCAATAAGGTAACCTCTCCCGCATCGACATAGGCTGTACTTTGCGTGTCTGGGAATGGAAAATATAAAGGTACTCCCGCACTAACCCCATTTGGAATGGCGAAACGATAACGCAAAGTAGCCCTTGTAGTAATCAAATTGGTAGTTGTTACCGCATTAAAAAAAACGATATAGTTTTGGTCGTTCTTATTGTAGAATCTAAATATGTTTGATGTTGAATCCCACATAATCATCTGATTGCCAGAAATGGGGTCTTTGCCATAAGTATTAACGTTAAAATTCGAAGTACCGCTAAACACAATCCTTTGCCATGCTGTCGTGATGTTTAGTGTTGCTGTTCTGTTTACTCTCAATCGAGGCTGTTTCGGGTTATTTGCCATTTGCTAAAACTTATAAATCATTGTTCCGTTACTCTTGTATGTTCCCGCATCGAATTGATTACTTAGAACGTCGTTTGTTATTCCGTTTATCGTAGCGGTTACTACCACCGAATTAATATCATTGGTTACCTTTATTATATTCGCTGTATAGCCGTTCATTATTGCTGCTGTAGGCAACGTAATAGCTATGCTTCCGCTTGTTGTATCTACATATATAGTAGCGTTACCGTTACTTCCAAAGTCGCTTACAACAACCGTGTAGGCTGCTGATTTAGCCAAAACGTTATCGCTACCTTTAAAAGCTTGTAATTCTTGCAGCCTTACAACATCAATAGCGTTTGACGGGGCAACACTCACGCTCGCCCTACCTGTAACCTGCCATTTCGCCCCACCGCCGTTATCGGTTAGAGAGCCTATACCTGCATTACCCCCTGAAGGATTAAATTTAAGGAAGGAGGGTGTTGTTTGAGTAGCGCCGCCGAAAGATTGTATTCCTGAAGCGTCTATAAAAATATTATCATTATTACCGAAATACTTAACTTTAACACCCCCTGCATTACCGTGAACCACGTTTAAATCAGCCCCAGAACTATTACTGCCTACATTAACTGTTTGAGTGAAATTCCATAAACCCGAAATAGTAGCCGCTAAAGTCTTGATATTAGTCCACCATCCCAATAACTTAAAAGGCGTTATAAACTTATCATCATTAACCCCTGTTTCCGTTTCAATAGCCGAAGCCTTAACTGGAATATCCTCTGTTCTGGCAAATACAGAAGTGTCTATATAAGCACCTCCTGGGGGTGTATTTACCGAATCGGGTTGCCCTACACTAAAACCCTGCTTACTTTTTTCACTACCGTAATCCTCAACCGCAAATTCCTCAACATAATCTGGCTCATTTATTAAAACCTCCGCAAACCTTAAAGAGTGGTTTCCTGTCTTAATATCGAATTTTCCAGATAAAAATATCCAACCGGTTGGCGAAAGTAAATCAACTACCAATAAAGTGTTAATGTCAATATAGCCCAGACCAACAAATTCAGCTTCAAATATAGAATATGGTCTTTGATGGTTGCGTAATTCAGAATTAGCCACAATATGTAATAATGACTGTCTTTCTGGCAACCCGCTTACAGGTTCAACTATTCCGTCACGTTCCCAAAATGTAGGGGGTGTAATAACGGTTGCGCTACCTATTGAAATACGGCTTGTTCTTTGTGAATTAGCTTCGTCACCATGTAACAATAATATAGGATCTTTCTTGTATGATTGTGTAGCGTTTAAAGTTTCACGATTAAAAACACCCAAAGGCGGTGCTGTTTGCCCGCTAACCGTTTGGGGCTGTATTGATACGTTGTTTATTTTTGTTTCAAATTGATCGCCACCAGCTTCAGATACAGCTTGCACGCCAAAAAACAATTGATAGTCATTCGGCTGTTGTGCTATCTCAAAATTTACCCTTAACTGATTTTCAAAATCGGCTCTTTTATAATCTATAACGTAAAAACTTCCTGTTGGTTGCCATCCGTTTGTTGCATTATAAAAATTACCGAAATTATCAGCAAGTCTAATACCTAAGTATTTATTGCCTAAAACTATACCAGCATCTTCGGAAAACAAATCAAAGCTAATAGTTACCTTTTGATTTGCCCTAACTTGAACAAATGTATCGTTGCCTATATAGCCCCCTCCCGAACCGTTTGAAGTAATTATTAAAAAATGATCACTTGTTGCAAGTCCTGTAGTTTGGTCTATTCGGGTTCCCGTACTTCCATTGCCACCATCATAGCCCGCCCAATGAGCAGGAAATTGATTTGGCAAAGTAAAATCATCGAAATCACCGTTTAATAAAGCATTAGCTGGATAGCCGTATTGATAATATGCTGTTGATAATTTTAAAGCCTTTGCTGTGGAATTTGAAGCACCAGAGGGTTGTAGTTCCCTATCTTGACCGCCCGCAATAATCGTGTTACCAATGGTAATGAAACCATCAGCTACACCTGCAGTTGTGTATTTCCATGCCTTAACATTTCCTTTTGATTTTTCCAGTACATTTACAATTTGCCAATAGCCATTGAATTGGTGCAATCTAGCTGACCAATGCTCAATTATTGAGCGCAATACCTCTAGACAACTAAAGGGATTACCATCGGTATCTAAATATCTTGCTGTATCTCTGAATGTTTGTTGTAACGGCCCTACAGACCTGTTCATTGTTACTTCATAGGTGTTAATTCCTGTAAGCAACGGGATAGATAAGCCTGTTTTAGCTAAACATATTTGGATTAATTCAATATCAGAAATAAAGCCCTTATAAACAACTCCATCAGCTTTAGCGAATGGTATATCTTCTAACGTGCCTAAACAATCCGTAATCTGAATGGTAACATCATAAGGTTGACTTTCGTAAGGCTCTGTACATGAATCGGGGATGATAAACCCTTGCATATTAAATAATCCACTTACATCTACCAACCATTCCCTTTCATCAGCAGTATATAAACTAGACAACTCAAAACCGTTTATCGCCTTGATATTAATGGTCATATCTAAGCCATTTACAGGCTCTTGCTTATAATCACCTTTATCGGTAAATTCAAATGTTACAGGCTCGTTATTATGCCCCGCGAATATAATAGGAATAGGTACGGGAATAGGCAACGCATCGGACATTCTACGCTTAATAGCGATTACGTTATCCGTTCCATCTTCTGAACAAAAATTACCTAAATATATTGTATTGTAAATGTTTGGCATTACTTATCTTGTTGTTCTTTTAGTAATCTTTTAAGCTTAGCCAAAGGAGCTTCTAAAGTCTTTTTTATCTCGGCAGCTTCCTTTATATTTTCTCTACCAAACAAACGAGGCCCTGAAATAATACCGCCTTCACAAAAGCAAGTAGTATATTTATTATGTTCTTTTTTGCTACACATATTATATCAGATTTGTTACATTCAAATATAGTCAATTAGGTTTAACTTTACGATTATGAAAGAATCAACAAAAATAATTTTATATATTATAGTAATAGCAATTACTTTACCTTGCTCTTTGAATTTATCTACATCAAGATTTATTTACGCTAATAAATATCCAAAGCTTACCAATACAGAGTTAACCCAAATGAGTTATAAGCTTTTTATTTGGGATCATACACCGCCAAAAGATTATAGATAGGGCATAATTACCCTATCCTTTTATTGTCCTCTTGAACTGTACGAATCAAAGCTACTAACTTTTTGCCGTCTATCCTTAATTCTTGCTGAACATAAACAGGAGTTTGACTTGATGATACAGTAGGATTTCCATTTTGATCTGTTTGTCCCAACATCTTTTTTAACTTACTTAAGGGCGCAACTACTTCGGGATCTGATTTTGCTCCTGCGTATTCTCCCATCAAACCTAACGTTGGCCCTGATATAATACCACCGTTAGCAAAGGCTGTAACGCCTCCGCTACTTCCTTTTGATGATTTACCAGCATTTCCTACTATACCCCCTCCTAATTTCAATCCAGCACCTAAAGCAATTAATCCCGCACCATCCGCAACAAGTTTTGCCCCGAATGGAGTTGCTAAGATACCAGCGGCAACTTTAGCCGCCCCCATAGTTATAAACTGTTGCCCCAAAGCCGAAAGCAAATCTGCAAATGATTTTTGCAAAACCTCACCAGCCGCAACCAAAACATTTCCTCCATCAGCTATAGCCGCCCCCATTGCTTCAAATGATGAGCCTAAACTTGTTGCCGCTATATCTACAAGGTTTGGTAATGAAACTATATCCAGTATTGTTTTTCTTGCGTTTTCCGCTATTTCTTCAAGCTTTTCTAATAACTTATCACCCTCAACATCTATAGTTGATATATCGACTAATTCCCCTAATTGTATTTCTGCTTTTTCTCCTACTATCTCAATTTTTTCTGGTGCTTTTACCTTTAAAGCATCGGGAGCATTTATTGAACTTAGTTTTTTAAATAAATCCGATATTGTTTTTTGAGGATTGTCTGGTAATTCAAGTTCAAGTGCTTTTGTTTTGCTTGCACTTTTTGTCTTTTTAGGATCACCTAATCCTAAAGCATTTTGAAAATTATTGTTTTTAGCTATTTTTAACGCATCTTGTTGAAATTTAGTAGCAATGTCCAATTGCTGTTTAGCCGCATCTTCAGATATTTTAGCCTCCCTTTTCCTCGCATCTTCCCTTTGCTTTAAAATCCTCTTTTGTCGTTCAGCTCGTACCTTTAAATCTACCTCTCCAGTTACGGTATTTATTCCCTCTAAATTACCAGGCCCAAAGTTGTCTGTAATACTACTAAATTCCTCTAGTTTCTTTCTTCTTGAAATTTCTGCTTCATAGGATTTTTTAGCGGCACTTTCTAACGCTACTTGAGCTGCTGCCTTTAATAAAGTAAATTTAATGAAGGCATCTGCATTTTTATTTAACGCCTGTTCGGCTTGGTCTAATGATGAAACTTGACCTGTTGTTTTTCCTATGGTTTCATTATATTGCCTTAATACTTCTGATTTATCAACAAAACCCTTTCTTGCGGCATCTATATTGATTCTTAACTCATTGATATTGGTTACGGCTTTTGCGTACTCGCTACCAGAAAGTGCTTTAGCTACATCTTCTTGCGCAACCTTAGCCTCTGTTAGTTTTACCTTAAATAAATCTAGTTTAGAAATGTAATCAATAAGAGGTTCTGTTGCAAATGCAAGTATTCCCGCAATTCCAATACCAGGCAAAATATTTGCGGCTGTCCTTAGTCCTTGAAATAGCTTTCCGCCTATCGCTCCAGAACTTTTTTCAACCGCATTGCCTAGTTTATCAAATCCTTCTTTTCCTACGTTTGAAGCCTGTGAAATAGACTTCTCTAGGGTTTGAACTTTCTTGTTGTAATCTATAAGCCTTTTTGGGTCTGTGGCTGTTTCCGCAATTCTTCTATAAGATTCCAATTGAATCTGCATAGATTTTACGCTGTTAATTGAGCCTTTAGATAGCTTATCTACTTTTGAGGCTGTTAAGTCAGCGTTTGTTCCTGTTTTCTTTAATGATTCGTTAGCTCTGTTTAAATCAGCAACAAAAGCATCAATCTTAGCTTGTAATTCTACCGATAATACTGCATCTGCCATTATGTTAACCCTTTATTTTGTTTAAACCTTTCAAGCATAATTGAGTAAACCTTTGACTTTGCTTTATCGTTCCTTACTTCTGCTTTTTTAATAGTATTAGCGTTTGGCCATAAATCATCAATATCTAAATTTGCTCTTGAATCAGCCGATACATTAATGGCATATAAATGATATGTTAGCTTTCTAAAATAGTTTTCATCGTCAATACGCAAATCAAAGAAGCCTTTGCATTTTAACTCAAATTGAGCGTATGTATATTGTTCAAGTTCAGCGGGGGTTAACCCCATTTTTCCAAAAGCCAAAGATAAAATTTCAGCTTTAGAAACTGGTTTTACTTTTTTGTTGCTTTTTTTTTAACAGTTTTGTTTTCCGCTGCGTTGCTTATGTTTTTTATGCTATCCCCGAAACACTCCCAAATCTTAGATACTTGATCGTTGAAATCTGGCTCCATAGATAGTTCATCGAAAAGATCGCAACACTCTGCAAAACTTTTTATTGGCATTTCATTACGAATGCAATTCCCAGTCATTCCCGCAAAAAAAAGATCACAAACCGATTTTAGCCCAGCTTCAATTGAATTTACAGGAGCGGAATTTTTAGTACTTCTATCTTGAAATATTAAAAAAGCTTGCATGCCAAATCTCAATTGGTGCTTTTCGCCTTTTATGGTAACATCAGTTATACCGTTCATAAAACCTATACCGATGGAACAATAAACAACTCACCCGTTACTTGAAACGTAGCGGTAAAAGTATAAGCTTCAGCATTTGGGGCAGTTTCCGAATAAGAACTAATCCATACTTTAGCCTCACGAACAACAGTATTGCTAGCATCAGTCATGCGCAAAAAGAAAACGGTTTTGTTTACAGCTAAACCAATCAAAGTTTGGTAATTAATCATTGTGGTTAACTCATCACCGCTAATTGATACCGCTTGACCGTCACCACTAAAAGTAGATGAACCCAGACCAGGAACACTAGACGCAAATCCATTATCGCATTTATTTGAAATATCTTGTGAAGCGTTGGAAACTTCCACGCCATTTGAAGTAAGACAGGCGATAACCTTATAGTTAGCGTCCGTTCCTCGTTCGTTAGTTGCTACTGCTGTGACTGTGTCAACTTCTAGAACGTAGCCTGTACCAATTTGATTGATCATCTTTATGTGATTTATTTTTATGCTAAAGTAACAAATTCATTACGAAACTACAAATGTAAAATTAATCGCTACTTTTGATTAAACAAAAATAAAATGACAACACTAATCACAATATTCTGCACAATCTCGCTACTAGGTACGGCATTGCTTGCAAAACACGTTTGGAACTGTTATAATATTAAGGGGTATTTATTTGGGAATGATGATAGTAAGTAACGTTTCGGCGGTAACAACGGATTTGACCGTTAAGTTTACCGGAGTTAAAAACGTTATAGTTCTTGATTATGAAGTAACTATAATCAAGGAAGGTTTAGAAAGTAAGTTCTTAATGTATTCAAATGAATATCCGACTTATGGAATGATTGTTTTACGATATAATGAATTGAGGTAATGGAAAATGTAATAAGAAACATTAAAGGTATTGGAAACTACTACGGTGGTTTATCCTTTACAGAAAAAGCTGGTAAATTCTATTGGATAATAGAAAATTACGATACTAAAATGGATGATATAGATGAGTGGTCTGAAATAACAGAATCTTTATACAAAGAATTGTTAAAACAACCTAATTATACTGAAGGTCAATCTCCATTCTGAAGTTGACTAACCACCCACCTTTTCCTTAACCACTCACAACGCATTTTCATATAACGGCATGATGTAACAGGCATTGGATATAGTTCCTCTGCCTTTTTTTGCAGTTCTACCAAGTTGCTAGTGCTGCTCTGATCCATGTATTTGTTGCTACGCATAAATAAACAAAACCGTTAGTCCATCTTATTTCACCCAATACACCCGTTGCTGTTGCCGAAGCTGGAGCTGTATTCAATGCAGTAACCCTATAATTCGCAATGGTAGTATTTCCTGTTAAAGTTGCATTGTTTATTGGGGCTTTTAATAAGTCATTACCATTCAGTTTATTTATTGCAGTTAGAACATTGTCTGTTGCCGCTACCGTTCCTGATGCTGATGCGTAACCGCCCAAAACAGGAAATTTAGTGTCTTTAATAACCCAATTAGTACCATTTGAATAAACCCTAGTATATGATAATGTTGGTAATACCTGTGTTGTAATTCCATCAATAGTTTGTGATGATGTAGTGGCTAAAGTTATAGAAGATCCCGTTGCGTTTTTTATGAAATATTCTTTTCCTGCATTATTTGTTGCGCTTGGTAGTGTTATATTTCCACTACCAGAAGTTACCGTTACATCTACATCATCCACTAAAACATTATATGGTACAGCTACGGGCTTGTACGCATTAGTTGCAGGGATAACGTAAACATATTGATTTGCATCTGTTGTTATTACCCTGTTATTATCTTGTTTTAATTTCGTTTGATCTGTAATCGTTCCAAAATTAGCGTTATATATATCGTTATCGTGAATAAAGCTTAGGGTATTATCTGCTTGGGATCCTGAAACACTAAACGCTGGCTGCGTACCGCTTGACCCTTCAAAATCTAATGTATTCCATCCGATATCCCAATTGTAGCCGAAAATAGGAAATGGCGCGCCTGTTTGGTTTCTTGATCTAACTATATTGTTTTGAAACTTAACCTTTCTGATTTTCTCAACTGTTGCATCAATAATCCTATCCGTTGTTCCTGTAATAGTATTGCCGTTAATATTCCAATAACCAGCCAAATCAGATATACCATCGTAACTTAAAGGTTGCGTTGAAGGATCTGTAGTTCTCGAAACTATTTTAATTCCCCTAAAATCAGTTGGCGTGAATGAATTTGCTCCAGTTCTACTAACCGGATAAAAGAATTTATTTTCTGTAATATCATATTCAAAACCATAACCCTCTACAAAAGCAATATTGCTTACCAATTCAGTAGGAGCGACACCACCACTTGTTGATGTTGTAGGAAGTATTTGAACGGTATTACCGCTCATTTTACTTCCCGGTGTTCCTGTTACTTCAAATACCGATCTATCTGTGCTTAAAAACGTGCTATTGGTTATTGTGTGTTGCGCCCCGTCAATTGAGATTAAAAAACCTCCGTTACGTTTTGCGTACTTAAAATTAACATTATCAATCTTAATGCCTCTACCCAATTGATTGCCGTTAATCTCGACAATCATAAAACAGTTTTGAGCAAATCCGTTCGTTATGTTGTAGTTTAAAAAGTCTTTTGGAACTTCGCCTGTATCGGTATAACCATAGCCATAAATGAAACGCCCGCTTGCATTGTTAACATAGAATCTATCTATGATTACCCTACTTCCCCCTTCTAAGTTTATTACATTGCTTTTTGTCGCATCGTTATCGGTAAACTGATTCATGTTTGATGGATCGCCAATGTTTTCTGCCACCAAATCGGTAATAGTTATCCTATCATTTGCCCATGATGCGCCACTTGATTGTGAACTGATACAATGTGCCCAAACATTGAAAAACTTAACGCCCTCGAATTTAATATCAGTAGCGAGATTTGGGTAACAATTCAATTGAATGATAGCATCAATCTTTTTAGCGTTACCCGTGAAAGTTAAATCCTTGAATGTAATTTTACTTTGACCGTATTCGATGAACATTGGATCTGTGCCACTATAAGAACCTGTATAAGTTATGATAGTGCTTATTCCCGTGCCCATCAAAACCATATCACTAGGAACGGTAATCTGATTGTTTATAACGTAAGTTCCAGGTGGTAACTGAACTACTTTTTTACCAGCTGTTTGAGCGTTGTTAATTGCGTTTTGCAATGCCGGAGCATCGTTTGTAGTACCATCACCAACAACGTTTGAATTACCGTATGCGGTATTATCGGTTTTAGGATTGAAAGCAAAAGGGTTGATATAACTTCCGCTTACTGTTATAGTAGAATTGTAATTAACATCTTGACCGTTCAGAGTAAACAACTTAAAACCGCCTGTTAAAAGGTTTTGTTTAAGATTTAATGCCGTTTGTTGTATCGTAGATATAGGCTTATTCAAGTCGCTGGTATTATCTACGTTAGATAAACCAACAGATGCTGAATTTAGATTTTGCCATGATTTGTCACCTCTAAAATACTGTCCTGTTGTTCCTGCCGCAATTGTTGGCTCTTTTAGTTTTGTCAAGTCTGCAACCGTAATCCATCGAGGAACTCCGTTAACTATTACGGATATCCTTACTGCGCTAGGGTTTGTGGGATTATATTGTTGAGCAAATGAGTTAAGGAATGCCAGAATAGCAACCGAAAATAGTAGTAATTTATTTTTCATATCTTTTTTATTCGTTATTGTTGCTCGCTGTCATTAATTGACTTAAAAAATTAAACATTTCTTGTGTTACAAAATATCTTGTATTGTTTTCGGTTATACTATCAGCGGATATATCATCTGCTGAATTTAATTTAGAATCAAGCTCTTCTTGAAGTCCGACTACGCTTGATATATCTTGTTGCCCAGTATGGTTAGCCCGATCAATTAAATAAGAATCAGATTCATTTAATGTGGCGTTATTTTCTATGTTTGAAAGCTTTAAATCTTTTGAAGATGTAAAATTAACATCAGATAAAACTTTTACCCCATCCTTATCTACTTTATTTTCTATTGCGGTAATAGCAGAAAGCAGTTCGTCATCGTTGGCATTAACTACCGTTTTAATCTGGTTAAACTCATCGCTGGTTACCTGATCGCCTGTATTCTTGTTTGCGTATGTTATTTTGCTCATGATAGTGTGAATGGTAGTGTTAAAGGAAATGTATTTAATACGGGTGGATATTCATAGACTTCATCCAATATGATCCTATACCTAACCAATTGCCTAAATATGTTCATTGTTTCTGTAATATTATCTAAAGATGTACTTGATTCTAATACAATCTTAAATACGCTAAAACCGTCAACGGTAAATAAAGGCATTTTACTTAAAACATAATCTTCCAAATCATTTACCGCAACTCTATCTCCTGGATTGCCGTTTCCTGTAAACCTAGTATTTAAGTCTAATAATATTGTGCAATCCCATTGACCAGAACACTTGTTGTTTTCGTTGTCTAGTTTTGTTTGGGTAGAAAGTAAAATGTATTGATTAGGTATATTAGTGCCAGGCACACGCATGTCGTAAACTTTATGAGTAATCCCCAAAGCAGTTAATATTCCTTTTCTAATCCATTTATCGGGATTCTTTGTCATTTTGTTAACTTAATTAATCCTTTTTTAAGTTGCTCAATAAGTTGTTTTCTGCCTTCTACAAATGCAGGATATAAGTATGGTTGAGGTCTTAAATTAATCTTCTTAATGCCTTTGCCCTTATAAAATTCTGCTAATTCCCTTAACTCTGTGGGTATATTAACCAGTCCCCCAGTTCCAAACTCTTGGTAAGCTGCATAGCTAACATTAACGCTAACCATTGCGCCTAAACCATTGCTTGTTTTACTATAGTTGATTGACTGTCTTAATTTACCTAAATCTACAGGAGCCAATTGTTTTGCCTTTAATTCTATTTGCCTACCAGCACCTTCTATCTCGTCTTTTACCATCTGCTCGCCTTCCCTGCCTAAAGCTATAAGCTTAGATGTTAGTTCAGCAAATCCCTTTACGCTACTCATTAGTTTCAGGCTCCACTTGTTGACAAAATATTTCCATTTCTAAATCGGCAACACCAATATTACGAACGCCTTTAATGATATATTTTAAGCCTTTATATTCAACATGAAAAGTGCGCCCTTGATATTTAAAATCATTGCGATATCTGCATCTTAATAAAACAGGGTTTTCAAAAGTATCAATTCCGAAATCAGTTGCTTTATAGCCAACGCCATTGGTTTCTATTTCTGCCCATGAAGTAAATAATAATTCAGTCGTTTGAACATTACCGGCAAACTCGTTTTGAGTTAGTGTAGTTTCAAAAACCTGTATGCGCTTATTATATTTTCGGGCTATCATATTATATGTGTGTCCAAGTTTGTTTTAAAATTATACTTTTAATACAAGACCAAGAGACATTGTATTCTCTAGCTAAATCGCAAACCTTTGATGTTTGTTTAGATCTTATTTCTAAAACTTTTTTTTCGTCTAGTAAGGCTCTACCGTTTGAATTTCCCTCTTTACTTTTACATAAGCCATTCTGATAAGAATGTTTTACATTTTCCTTTTGAGTACACCATTCTAAATTGTTTAATACGTTGTTTGTTTTGTTCCCATCTTTATGGTTCACACAGTTTTTCCCATCAACTATATCTAAAAACGCAAAAGCAACAATTCTATGTATTAAAATAGTTTTTCTACCTTTATCGTTTCTCAAAGGAACCATTCTGTAACCCCTGGTATCAATACCTCCTTTTAGGATTTTCTCTTTATCGAATTTTAGACTTTTAACCCTGCCTAAATCACTAACCATATAACAAGGATAATCCTTTATTTGCTTCCAAACTTCCATACTATACAAATCTACGATATGTGTCCAATACTTGCGTAACGCTAATCGGAATTAACGTTGAATTGAATTGCTTTTCAGATTCGTAATAAAACACCTTAATCATCTGTAAAGCAGCCTGTATAAAATCATCCGGCACTTCCTCTAATTCTTCATATCCAGCTTTATATGTAGTCAATACAGGCGTCCTGTGTTCACTACAATAATAATCCATATTACGCTGATAGTAATTATTCCAATCATCTTCTGGAACACCCGATATTTCAGTAATAGGATAGTTATATATCTTAGGTGGAACTAACTGCTTAAACTCCCGATTTATAAAAATATGGTTAGTATAACGTTCTATAAATAAGAACGCTGCCTTAATCATAGATGTAATTTCTGAATCATCCTCATTCATGCCATCGTCTACACGTAAATAGATTCTAGCACGTTCTAAGCTGATTATATCGGTATATGCTGTTATTGGCATTACTTTTTATCTAAATCGGGTTCAATTACTTTCTTTTCTTTTTTAGGCTTAGATTCTTTGGATTCTTCAGCAACTAAACACCTAACAAGATAATTTGCTAATCCTTCTGGCAAATCCTCGGTATCGCCTTTAGAATATACATCATGTGATTTTAAGAATTTAACTTTCATAAGTGTAAATATATAAAAAAAGCGTTACAAATTAATGCAACGCTTTTAAGTTAATTATTTTGAATACTATACAGCAGCCAAAGTACCGCTAACAACGGCTTGATTGTTGAAAATAGCCAAAGTTACTCTTTCCTCAATACGGAACATAACTCTGTTTTTCTTAGCTAATACAGCATCTTCAAACATTCTGATCTCTGGGGCTAAACGGTTAACCAATAAAGTAGCGTTTCTGTCAAATACCAAGAAGTTTCCTGTTCCCACTTGTGTAGTAGGAGCAACAGTTAATCCACCAACTTGTAAACGTCCGTTAGTAAATGCAACAGATCCGTTTGGCAAATCATATTCACCAGAGCCACTTGCTTTATTCAAACCAACAGCAACAGCATCACGAGGTGTTAAGATAGCGGTAGTAGGGTTGTAGAACTCGAAAGTATCTTCAACAATTTGTCCCCATCCAGCATCGATAATTCTATCTACTGCAGCAGTATAAGTTCCATCGTAAGGAGTAGCAACATCTAACAACCCTTGTACAGGATTAGTATCAGTTGTACCGTTTAAAATGAAATTGTTTTCCGCTGTTTTCAAGCTGATAAGCATTTTAGTTTGCAAATAGCTGGTTAAGAAAGGAATATCGTCCAACATTTCACGATCTACCTCAACCCATCCAGCAATCCATTTAAAGAAAGCAGATTGAGAAGTTAAATCGAAATCCATTTGCGCTTTGTTCGCTGTTCTATCAGTCCAAACGGCAGCAGCACCTTCTCCGCCGTTTTCTTTAGGATAAATGATTGAATTAGCATTTGACGTTCCTTGTGGCAACAAATCAGCTAACCAAACACGATTATAAGGCGTTTCGATCAAGTTGTTACGAACTTCCTGAATGAAGGGAGTTGCACCTGGAAAGTTAGCGGCAATTGACATATCACCAACGGCTTTCATTTCCATGCGTAATTCAGGCGCACCTTTTTGAGAGTGCATTTTGATTTTTTCGGCATTCTCAACTAAAGCATCTGCTAAGTGTTGATTGAAGGTTTTAACTTCCAATTTACCTTCTTTTGCTTTTGCTTCTTGCAAACGAACATCAAGCTTATCTAAGTGATCTTGCATTGCTGCAGATTTAGCTTGGAAATCGTCTTTAATCGATTTAATTTCCGCTTCGTATGCTCCTTTAGATTTTGCTTCTAAAGCATCAATAGCGGTTTGAATATCAACCTTTGATTTAGTTTCAAAGTTAGATAATAAGTCGGCTTTTAAACCTTCCAATTCTTTTTTTAAATCTTCCATGATTTAATTTGTAGTTAATGAGTTTCTAAATGATTTAATTATCTCGATTTGGTTTATCGGCTCATTAACTAGAGTGTCATCGTATGACGGCTCTTCGAGTGATTTTTTACCAAGTTCAAATGAGTATGATTGTAATTGTTTTAATGCTAATTCCAATTGAATAAAGCTTTCATCAGTAATATTTCCATTACGAATAAAAGACATTATTTTAGTGATCTTATTATTGCAGTCAGGTAACGATAAAGATTTAAAACCGCTAAATTTAGCATTTGGATTCATAGCAACAGTTACGTTACTACCTTCTCCTAGCTTTAATTCCTTTAAATATCTAACACCAGATTTCACTTCTTTTTTTACAGCGTTATAACCGATTGATTGTTGATCTATTACACCAGCTTCATACAAACGTAAAACATCTTCTGAATACGAAACACCATTAACCATTTTAACCTCAAAATATAAACCTTTATCATCTTCTTTGATTAAGCTGAATTTGTTATGAGGCCTTTTCCAGTCGTGCTGATCCAAGAAACGAAGATTATCAATATTATCTTGAAGTGTTTTAGTAAATGCTCCTTTAACAATAACATCGTTACCATAATCTACAGAACCGAAATGGGCTAAATAACCTGTAATAGTTCTATCAGCAAAAGAAACATCTTTTACGCTGCCAATATTATCTTTTTCTTCGTATAACCCTGTCATTGTAATATTTTAGATACAAATATAACAAAATATCATAAATACAAATATTTATTTTACTTTTACA